TCCAGTCTCTTTTCGCGTCAAGATTGCCAAGTTCGAGAGGTTCGAAATCTACATTAGATTTTATTGAGTTTTTTATTCGTGCTACATTAGAGCTTATTTTTCTTGTTACAAAATCTACTCCTCTTCTAGGTCCTTCATGATTAAAAAGCCAGCCCTGTATTGCGTATAGATTATATGAATCACGATATACCTTTACGAGCATTCTTGCAGAAGCTTTCGATGCACCATATGGACTTCTTGGTCTTAATGGATGAGACTCATTTTGAGGAATAGTAATAACATCCCCGAATTCTTCACTGCTTCCGGCATTATAATACCTGCAATTCGGAGCGAATTTTCTTATTGCTTCTAATTGATAAAGAACAGCCATACAATTTGTTTGCATATGATTTACTGGCATTGCCCAGCTATTACCAACAAAAGAATTCGCCGCAAAATTTATAAAATAGTCAGGTTTTTCTGACCTTACGACTTCTTCAATATTATTTGAATCAGTTATATCTAAATCTATTAATTTAAATCTTGGATTATTTTTCAAATTGTCGATGTTTTTATGATTTGAATTACTAAGTCTTCTAACACCCGCTAATACCATATGATCTGTGTTTTTTAGCAAAAACTCTGACATAAAACTTCCATCCATCCCGGTCGCTCCAGTAATAATTACTTTTTTCATATAATAAATATTATATTATATCAATACCGAATTTATCTAAAATCCATTCCCTGCTTGCGAGATGTATTTCATTTTCAAAAATTTCTATTACTTTAAAATTATTAAGTTCTAACCATTTAAATTTTGCTAAATCTCTTTTAATGCTATTTTTAAAACCAGATCTAGTTTTATGAAAATGCTTTACGAATTTATCGTGTTGCATTCCATGCGTTTCTATTGCTATTTTTTTTGTAAAATTTATTAAATCGCATCTCATTCTGCTTCCAAAAACAGGGAATTCTTCAACTACAACATGATATCTCCAAAAAGGTTCTACTATTTTTTTTAAATTAAACTGAGCTTTACTCTTGCACGGTTTGTTCCAGTCAATTAAATATTTATTTATATTCTTAGAAACATCCCTACCGAATATATTTTTAAATTTCATTGGTAAAATTTATCACCCATTCCAAACGCAGCTTCTGTAAGAATAGAATTCATTATTATAATACCCTCTTTTGAAGCCTTCTGATTGTAGCCACGGATTTAATGTTGACCCGATATCTAGGTATATATTGTTCTGGTTATGTAAAAATAACTGATGGGCAAGAATATTTCCAAATGGGCCGCAACAAAATAAAAATAGACTATCTGTTATGTTTTCTGATTTAATTGTTTCTATTAAATTGTAATTTTTTATAAAAGCAGTGTTATCTACAGGGTAGAATTTTTTTAAGCTGAAGGGTAAGTTTTGAATTTTGGAACTTTTATTGGCAATCAAATAAACACGATGGTTTTTATATTCCGGAATAAAATTGTTTTTATAAAATTCATAATTAGAATTTACAAAAACATTCGCAAAAGTTAGGTTATTGATATTTTGCATACTCATCTCTTTCATTTCGTGATGATTGCTTCCTTGGCAACATTCGCAGCTTATTCCAACATAGTATTGAGGATGACTAAATTGAAATGACTCTATTAATTTATTTCTATAAAATAGATTGTCAGTATTGTTAACAAAATTAAACTCGCCGTTGTTAATACCCTCTCCTTTCATAATAGCCCACTCTCCATCAGCATATTTACTAAAACTAAAAAAATCTTTATTTTTTAGTTTTTCATAAATTTTTTTAATTTCTTCTTTAAAGATTTTCATTGTTTATTATTTTCGCTATCTTGATGCTCGATTGCCCATCTCCATATGGAGAAGCCGTATCTATCTCATAATTTGTAGTTAAAAAATCAAAATAATCTTTTAAAGAATTCGGATTCTTGCACAAAAACAAATGTCCAGTATCAAGACCTTCTGGTCTTTCTGTGGTTTCTCTACATACAATGGCTTTTTTATTTAGAAAACTCGCTTCTTCTTGAATACCTCCACTATCAGTTATAATAAATTTACATTTACAAATAATATTTATTAAATCATTATGTGGTAAGGGGTTTACTACGTTTATATCTTTTAACAAATCTTTATATTTTTGTATATTTGGATTTGGATGAATAGGTAGAATAAAATTAAAATTTTTATTCTCAGAAGCTATTTTATTTATAGCTTTAAACCAATCTTCTATTATTAGATGGTTTTCCCTGCGGTGAAGCGTTACAAGTACTATATTTGTATATTCGCATTTTGACTTATACTCTATTAAATTGTCTAAAGACGTATTGCCTACAACATGACATACCCCATTAACTTTTTCTTGTTCTAGGTTTTTTTTTGAAAATTGTGTTGGGCAAAAATTTATATCGCTAATTCTTGCAATAATTTGCCGATAAGCTTCTTCTGGATAAGGGTGATTTAAATTAAAGCTTCTTAACCCGGCCTCTAAGTAATATATTTTTTTATTTCTATTGAATGCGGCAACGGCACATGCCATGGCTGAAGCAGTGTCACCCTGTATCAGGACTGAATCATAGCCATCATTTGGAAATTGTAGTAAACAACTTGAAATTATATCATCTAATCGGTTGACTCCGTATTGGATATTAATTCTATAATCTGCTTTTACTTCTGAAAGCAAATCTTCATGTTGACCAGTAAATAAAAGTTTAAAGTTTTTTAAATGCGAAAGTAGCGGCTTAATTTTAAGCCATTCGGGTCTTGTTCCAAAGCACAATAAAATCATAAAATTTATTAGTAAAGTTCTATCGTACCGCCACCCTGATACTTTTGAGTATTTTTACATTTGTAATATTCATGATAATCTTTATATATATAAGATTGATTTATTGCCCCTGATTTTAATAAATCCTCTTTGAATGGTATTTCCACTATACCATAAAAAGAATCATGCCCAGTTTTAAAAGAGAAAAATCTTACATTTTTCAATAAAAAATCTATGTCGTCAATATAGAAATTACCAGTCCCAATTCCATTTGTTCCCCACTCAGCACTTACAAACTTTTTATTATTTTCTTTACAAATCGTTTGACAGCGAAAAATTAATTCATCATAATCATAATTAATAGGAGAATCATATTCTATACGTAAACATTTATTATACAAATGATATTTTGCTATATTTAAACCGATTTCTGTCTGCATCGAAACAGAGACGCCATATCCCGGATTTGTATAATTAAAATTTTCAAAATAAACATCACACAGATCTATGATTTCTCTTGGAATTTTTGAATTATTAACAAGAATAATAAAATAATTTTTATTTTTTAACTCAGTTACTAACTTAAACAAGTGGCTTATTTTGCCTTCTGTAAAAGGAGGTCCGCAATGAGCGCCAATCAAGATTGGTGTTGCTTTTAATTTATTGAAATAATATTCCATCTTAAGAATTAATAATTTTAAAACCCTTATTTGTAATATAGTTAAGATACTTGTACATTTCTGGAATAGCGAAATTTGAAGTAGCTTCTTTTCCGTTTCCGTATTCGACTGCTTTTAAACTTCCCCATAATCTTTTATCGTTACTTGGGTGAGGTGGTACATAAGTATGTAGTCCGTAATGTTTTTGAATTGCATATGAAAAATGCATATCTTCTCCAGCAAAAAAATACTCAGGTGGTGGCATCTCTGCCCAGTATGCAGCTAACCACTCTCTTTCAAAAAACCAACAGTGACCCACAATGTCTACACGAACCGTTTGTTCATTTGCTGTTTCCCAGCCGATACCGTGACTATGATGATATGAATTTGCATTAGGAAAAATAATTCCTCGAGTTCCTAAAAGCCCGCGATGAGTTTTAATTGTTTCTAAGCAATTCTCGAACCACTTAACCCCAGGTATTGTATCATCGTCAAATATACAAATATATTTAGTTTTAGCATTTAATGCGTAAGCAAAACGCGCCCATACGCCTAAATTATAATTACAAATTGAAGATTTACATTTAGATATTATTTCTTTCGAAAATTCATCATAACAATCTTGATGGTAATTCTGCCAAAACATAATATCTACAGGTTTAGCAGTTTGTTTTGAAATTGAGTTATATTGTTCTTCTAAAGTAGAATATCTTCTGTATCCATTTATTATAGCAGTTATATTATCTGTAGTACTCATCTTAAGTTTTCAATAAAGAATTTTAATTTTTCTGTTTCTGTTTCGTTATCGATTATTTGTCTGATTGTGTTCGCTGTAGTTGATTGAATATAATATCTATAATCTCTACTTTCTATTAAAGATTTTAATTTATTGATGTACTCTTCTTCGGTATCAAAGAAGAAAGCCGTTTTATTTTCAATACTCCATTGCAATAAACTTTTATTTTTAGAGAGTTGTCTGTGTAAAAAAACAGGATTGCCTGTAGCCATGCTTTCGATTATCGCTATCCCGTATCCTTCCAATCCTTTAATGTGTTGGGTTGCGATACTTTTATGGAGAGTTTGTAATATTTCTTTTCTATTGCTTTTTGTATGGTAATGATAGTCAACGAAGGGGCTTCTCTCTTTTAAATAAAGACTATAATCAAATTCTTTTTTAAAATTCTTTTGGTACTCAGAAATATATATTCCAACTATATTGCCGTCTCTAGGATTAGAGAATCCCAATTCATCATAAAACACCCAAGGCTTATAATATAAATAGTGAAGATTATATTTATTAGATAATAAGTAACCAGTATAGTCTGCGCAAAGGTAGTTTTTTATGAAATTTAAAGGATAGGCTCCATCCCAATAATCATTACCACTATAACATGCAATTTTGGATTTATCTTTTAAAACAGGCCATATTTCTTTTAATATCTCAAATTGACTTTCAAAGTTTGTAATGAAAATCACCTCAGGCTTTAGATCTAATATTTCTTGTTTGTTTAAAACTTTAATATTTTTTGTATTAAAAAAATTATCGGCTTTTTCCTGGTTCCAATTTGTAGCCCAGACAAATTGAGAAAAATTAGACGGTGGATAGTTGCTTACAGAGTATTCTTCAGAAGGAAGAATTAAATTGTAACCGAGTCTTTCGAAAGAAGTTGCTATAGATTTTGTTAGCGATTTATGTATATCAGGCCATAAAATATTCATTTAGCTAATGCTTCTTTAAAAGTAGAATTTAAATAATTACAAATTTCGGTATTAGATTCTAAAAAGGATCTTAATTGGTCCATTCCTTGAATTTTTTCTGGTAATTCTAAATTTATAGATTTTTTAATTTCTGAAATTAGATCTTTATCAAAAGAAATCCAAGCTCCACTTTTTTTTGCGAACCCCCATTGTAGTAACATGTCTGCGATTTCATATTCTAGCCAGACACTTTTACCGTTGGTCCTTCCGTGCTTAATAGGATATGTAATTTCTACCCCATCTTTTTCATTGGTTGTTTTCCTCAAAAGAATTTTTGACCAATGACCGACAATTTTATTATTTTCTAAAATTTGATCTGATTTATATCTAGGCTGAAACTCAAAAATCCAATCTGCATAGTGCTGTAACGCATTACCTCCAGAACTATTTGTTAATTTAGGATCTGTTTTCGCATAAGGATTTACTTGTACATTAGACCTAACTTGCGAGATTAATCCACAAATATGTCCAAAAGTAGAAAGAGGTAACATAATTCTTTTTAAGAAATTAGAAGACAATACCGCTCCTGCGGCAACTTTATTACTGTCCTCAAAAGATTTCGAAAGATCTTGTTTAGAAATAAGCGCGTCCATGCTGTCAATAAGAAAATAATATCTAGTTTTATCTGTATTATTTTTAATTAGTTCTAAAATTAATTTAGCAATATCTTCATAGAGGTTTGATTTTAAAACAAAACATTTTCCAGTATCCCATTCTTCTGGAGTGTGAACAAAATCCACTCCTGATATTTTTTTTACATTTGTATTTAACCTGCCTTCCGCCTTTACTAAAAGGCCCTTAGAATTTGGTACTGATTTAAGAAAATTATTCATTATTAATAACGCCGCGCTAGTTTTCCCTCCACCGCTAACACCTGTGAAGCGCAATATAGCTGGAATTTCTAATGCACCTCCTAATTCAGAATCTAAGATTAGAGAGCCTGTTGATACAGGATAAACAACTTCATCTTCAAAGTTATAATGTGAATCTTTATTGTCTTCTAAAAAAGAAGACAAGATGCTTTTACTATTGTCTTTTAATGTTTCGCTTTTGGCCATAAATTTAAAAAGTCTCTTGTGGATATTTTAGAGGTTCTTTTAAGAGTATCAGAATTTTCAAAAGAATCAATATTTTTTTCACCTAAAATATAAACTTCATTTTTTGAAACTAGATCGGAACCGAGTTTATATTTTTTATATTCTATATTTAGAAACTGCCTTCCTTTGTCAGAAAGCAGCCAGCAAAGACTATTTAATTTAAAAGAAAGAGAAATAGAATTCCAAAAAATAGGATCTGGAAATCTTTCGACTAAAGAACTAATCGCTTTCATTTCTTTCGGCCAAGAAATTGAATTAATGGCTTCGGTTTTTAATAGTCTTTTTATTAGACTTTTCTTATTAACTTTTTTAATAAGATTGGTGTTTTTATTAGCTTTTGTACAACTCACAATTCGAACAAATTTCTGGCGTTACCTGAAACAAATCTTTAGCCGAACAATAGTATCCTTGTAGGATAAAATCGCCGCCTTTGCAGGCGCATCTTTTTATAGTTCTCTCTTGGAGAGACTTCGATCTAAATAAACAAGTATCGAATTTGCTTACTGTTACATTTGCGTTATAATCTAATTGTGTTTTTTCTAAAAACTCTGGTTCTTGAGGCGCAAACCTCACATCGTGATTAGTGTTCACAGATATGGGTAATACATCTAAACTAGGGTTATTATTCATATAATAGGTCTACACTTTATTGTAGTAGTTATTCAGTTGAATTTAAAAAAAATTTTACTATTTTTTGAAGTATGGCGTTATATTTTTCTTGATATATTTCAGTACTCTCGGTAACTACATCTTCGTTTTGAAGGGCAGCAAAAAATAAATTTTTAGGCGAGCTTAGAATATTATTTATAATTTTAATATCTTCTTTACAAATAGTTTCTTTTGCAAAGTTTTGCCAATTCTTAATAAACTGATGCTCAATTCTATCTTCGTCAGATAATTCATTTTCTTCATTTATAAAAGTGCAAATTTGATTGAAACAAAAGAATAACATAGACCACTGTAGGTTTTTCATAAATTTTTCTTCAAGGTTTTCATCTAAACTGTCCCTTATTAATTTATTTGGGTCTTTCTTTTTTATAATTGCCTTATTTTTTTTCATGATTCGCAAGATTTACAGTTCAATATAGAACGCGCTAGTTCTTGAGCTGGATTGGCGCTTCTTTGATAATAAAGGGATTTAATGCCTTGCTCCCAAGCAAAAATCATAAGTTCATTTACTTCTTTTGGTTTTGTCGAAGGCGGGATCATAAGGTTTAAACTCTGCCCCTGATCAATATATTTTTGACGTTGAGCTGCTTGAATAACGATCTCTTTTTGTGAAATCTCTCCAAAAGTTTTAAAAACGTCTTTTTCTTCTTGAGTTAAAAATTCTAAATGCTGAACACTCCCAGCCTTAATAAGAATGGATTTCCAAGTATCGTCATCATCTTTTCCTTTTTCTTTTAAAAGTTTTTTAAGATAAGGATTTTTATATGTGAACTTACCTTTTGCTAAATCTTTAACAAAATAATTACTATTTAATGGTTCAATGCTCGGAGAAACTTGACCAAGAATAAAGCTTGAAGAGGTCGTAGGAGCAATAGCTAATGTAGTAACATTTCTTCTAGAAACAGAAGAATTTAAATAAATATCAGCTTTGCCGAACATCTTGCTCAACTTTTCTGTAGCTTGATCTGCTTTTTCTCTAATAAACTTCCAAATTTGATTGTTAAGCATTTTTGCCTCCATAGATTCAAAAGAAATCATTTTAGACTGAAGCAACGAATGCCAACCCAAAGCACCAACCCCAAGCGCCCGTTGGTTTATCGCAAACCTTCTAGGAGCCTCCATGAACTTGAAATTTTCTGTTTTATTAATAAATTCAGTCATTACAGCGTCAAGAAAGTAAACCAATGTTTCTACGGCGTCAGTTTCTTTCCATTCATCCCATTTTTCAAAATTTAAAGAAGAAAGGTCACAAACGAAAGATTCTTCTTTATTGTTTGAAAGCATAATCTCACTACATAAATTTGAATTATTAATTTTATAACATTTTTCTTTATAAATTTCTGGAGCTTGGTTGTTAGCATTATCGCTAAAGAAAATATATGGGTATCCAGATTCAAAACGTTTTTTAATAACAAGCCCCCAAATTTTTCTTGCTTGCTTATCACCATCAATCATTTTTTTCATCCATTCATCTGATACGCAAACTCCAATCGAAAGGTTCTGAATAGAATGTCCTTCACCTCGAATTTGTAAAAATTCTTCGATATCCGGATGATCAATCGGGAGGTACGCCGCAAATGATCCTCTGCGAACGTTTCCTTGAGACACAACCTCCATTAGTTTGTCGTAAAGCTCCATGAAATGTACAGCTCCGGTAGACTCTCCTCCAGATGAGATAGTGGTACCTCTTGCCCTTAAATCGCCAAAATAAGCCGATGTTCCGCCTCCGTATTTTGTCATAAGAGAAACCTCGGATATTTTCTCCATAATATCTTCCATAGTATCTCCAACGTAAGATCCAAAGCAAGATATTGGCAGTCCTCTTTTTCTGCCAAAATTTGCCCAGATAGGAGAACTTAAAGAGTAGTATCCTTTATGTACATAATTCTCGAACTTATTGGCGAAACCCTCGACTGATAAGTAATGCTCTGCTTTTTCAGCGATATTTCTGATTCGAAGTTCGGCAGATTCTCCTTCTAATAGATAGCCTCTTTCGAGAAATTTACGAGAATCTTTATTTAACCACGCAATGTCTTTGTTCATAAAATTAAAATAAGTCTTCTTCTGAAAATGATTGATTTTTCTTTGAATATTCTACAGGGCGAGAATGGAAAAAATCAGTCATGTTATTTCCGAGAAGTTCTTCTTC